TGCGGCTAACAACTTGATGGAGTGGCTAATCTCCAAGATAATGAAACCAAGAAGATCGGTTGGGGTTAGTGTTTTTGCAAACCCAGCGATACAATTAGGAGATATAGTGTCTATAGATTATGCAGACAGTGCCGATGAGATATACTTTGAACCAGATAAAAGATTTGTTGTATATAGCATAGACTATAGCAAAGATGCTTCTGGACCAAGCATGAGTTTATATTTGAGTGAGGTGTAATTATGGCAGTTAGTGGAAACTCTAGAATACAAAGATATACACCACCTGTAAAAAAACCGCCAGTGGTAGCAGACAGACAACCACCGCAAAAAACTAAGGCTCAGGTAGAGCGTGAGGAAATGGCTGAGTATGAAAGAAAACAGTGGATTCTTAAAAATGGTCCAAGAAGTGCAGACGCCATGGATGCCTGGCTTAAGGCACCAGCTTTTAAACCAGCACCAGCAGCTCCTGCAGCCCCTGCCTCACCATCAAGGCCAACCGCCCCAGCAGTAGACCAGTCAGCCCTAGACAGAGCGGCACAGATTGAAAGAGACAGGCTAACCAGGCTCGAACAAGAAAGGCTGGCCCAGCTTGAAAGGGATAGGTTGGCTAAGCTAGAACAAGAAAGGCTAGCCAGGATCGAAAGAGAAAGGCTTGAGGCAATAGAACGAGCTAAGCAAGAGGCTATTGCTAGAATGCCAGTCCCACTTCCCAGTATAGCCACCGAGCCAGTAAAATACGCAACCCCAGATGTTGTTTTGATTGATCCAAACGATGTGCCAATAGATTTAATTCTTAAATTAACTTTAGAAAAAATTGGCGGTCTAGAATTAATCAACCTTGTAAGACACGATACCGTTAATGGACAGAATATAGTCTATAGACCATTAAAAAATATTTCTCAGCTATCAATTGACTATAACCCACAAAATATGATAAAGCTGCCAGATTCTGCAGATTCATATTTTAAGAATTTTGCAATTCGGCTAGAGAACCATATACAACAAGAAACCAATGAGCTTCCAGCACTAGTAACATACATAGATCCAATCACTGAAAATGTTATAATTGAAACAACTAATATAAAAGCTGATTATGAGGTAGAGGTTCAAATGGTCTCTTCTGGAAAGGTTTTTGATGATACAATATATACAGAGGATTATTCATGATTACAAACGTTGGCAAAAACCTATTGGCTAAATATCTTATTGGCCAATCCCCAGCCTATGCAACTCATATTGCTATTGGCTGTGGTCCAAGGCCCCAGGCAATAGACGACCCACTAACAAGTATTGAATTTCAGGACATTTTAGATAAAAAAACCTTAGACTTTGAAATGTTTCGTGTTCCGATTAGCTCCAGAGGCTACGTGAATGAAAACAATTCGTCGAAAATTGTTTTAACAGCAGAATTACCAACCGTTGAAAGGTATGAAATTACAGAGATAGGAGTCTACTCTGCTGCGTCAAACCCAACTGCGGGAGCATATGATAGCAAGACGGTATACTCATTTTCAACAACAGAAAACTGGGAACGCCACACACCAACTACCGTAACAGCAGTAGAAACAATTAATAGTCCTTTAGCTACAAGTATTGTTCCTGGAGAAGAAACAATAATTAATCAAACGTCTCCAATTTTTCAAACTAATGCAGATAACAAAACACTAATAGACATTAATAGGTTAAACAGATATGAGTCTTGTAGGTATTTAAATAATACAATTTTTATGGCTGGAAACACTTCAACTCTATCTATAGCTTCTGGCCAATCAAAAATGGCTGCTAGTTCTGGAAGCGAGCACATACATCTTTCTGGAGCAAGTATTGACTTTAATAAAAATTCAGATAACGATGAGCTAAAGCTTGCATTTTCTATTGTCAATAAAAGTGCAACCACAGCAGCAAACCTTGTTCATCCAACTAGAGTTAAAATACTTGTGGAGTTTGCAGACAATGACGCTGGAGATGCAACAAATTATGCCCAGTTTCAAGTAGACCTGACGAGCGGAGTGGGCGGATATAACTTTGCAACCAATAGATATATCGTTGTAACTAAAAAACTAGGGGAGTTAATTAAAAGCCCAGCCTTTACTTGGAACTCTGTTAACGTTGTAAAGGTGTGGGTTTCAGTTTTGGCAGCTGGAGGAACACCAAGCCCAGACTATTACGTAGCACTTGACGCAATTAGGCTGGAAAATATTTCTTCAGTTAATCCCCTGTACGGTTTAACTGGATACTCTGTAGTAAAAACTGCAGATCTTTTACCTATCGTAAAGGTTTCTAATACTGCAAACCTAGTAGAGTTTCGATTTGCACTAGATGTAGATTTGGATACTGGAAATGTCAGTTAAAAAAGTAACGATTGAGAAAAAAGATCTTCCGCCATTATCTCCAAACGGAGAATACTTAATCAGGTATAGAATTATTTCTGAGGACAAAAACAGAACATCTCACTGGTCTCCAATTTATACCCTAGATGCAAAAGCCGTCCCACTTAGAGACGGCACTCTTGATACTAAAAATCTTATTAGAGACGTAACATCTAGTGTTACAGTTACCCCAACAACCATTATTATAGATTGGGAGACTACCAATGATGCATCGTTATACGACATTTTTATTAGTCTTGGGACTAGCGGAACTTGGGGCTCCTACTTTTATCATGGCTCATCTTCAACGCACTCATACAGTTTTTTAAAACCAACTGGTGCTGGAATTACAGATATGAGAATAGCAATACAGCTAGCAGGAATAGAAAAAACTAAAAACGATACCCTTGAGATATCTACAGAAGAATTTGCAATAGAAGCAAGTCTTGATGGCGGTAGTGCATGAGTGTAAAATATCTAATACAATTTAGAAGAGACACTGCTGCTAACTGGACTTCAGTTAATCCGTCACTAGCGGTTGGGGAAATTGGATACGAAACCGATACTGGTAAATATAAAGTTGGCAGAGTCCTTGTTGGCACCACACCCGCAACCTGGACGGCACTGCCTTACTCTACTCTTTTGCCAACTGGTGGCACAGCTGGTCAAGTATTAGCCAAGTCGGGCACTACAGATTATGCTACTCAATGGACTACCCCATCTGCTCCAGGGTTAGAGTTTATTAGCTCTACCACTATTGGAACTGCGGTACCAAGCGTTACAGTATCAAACATTTTTAACTCTACTTACGATCATTATAGAATAATGATTAATGGGTCAACAATTTCAACCAATACCAATTTAAGGCTTCAGTTCAATAATTCAACCGCTTCTTATTACGGTGGTGGCATACAAACCCTATTTTCTACTGGTGGCGTTTCTTCGCTATGGGACAACAACGTGTCTAGGTTTAATAACATTGGTTATGGTTCAGAAATGTATGTAGATGTTTTTAATCCTTTTCTAGCTCGCTCTACTAAAGTGTCTTCAGCATTTTATACAAATGTTGCTGCTGGTAATTATACAGGCTACATACTTGACAGCAATTCATCAACTGGATTTATTATTTCTCCAGCTTCTTCTTCAACACTAACTGGTGGAACAATAAGTGTCTACGGATACAGGAAGGTATAATGACTAAGCCAAACATTCAAATCGATAGTTTAGTTCGTGAAATGACGGACGAGGAATATACAGCTTACTTAGCCGACCTAGCGGAACAAGAAGTTCTAGAAATAGAGCGGGCAGAAAAAGCTGCATTACGTCAATCGGCACTTGCTAAATTGGCAGCCCTTGGCTTGACGGAAGAAGAAGTAGCATCAATATTGGGCTTTACCAATGATCCATTGCAAAATAGCTAGATAAGTGGTATAATTAACTATGGCCAGAATACCAACACCAGATAGAGGACAACCTCTAGACGTAAATTACGTATATCAAATAGTTGAAGCAATCAACGACTTGTCTTCTCAGATTTCTTCTGCAAAATATAAGTATGCATCCATAGATACCTCAGAAGGCCGTCAGAGCACACTTTTAACAGATACAAAGGTTGTTGCTGGAGAACACATTGTCTACCCAGCACTAACAAATGTTACGGCAGAAACAGATCAGGCTTTTTCATACTCCTTTAAAGGTGAGTACAAGTATCCACCAATCGTAACAGCCACCCCAGTTCTTATCGAAGGAACATCTTCTGGAAGAGATGTCTCTGTAGTTATTTCAAGCGTTACTAACTCAGCAGTAAATGGAATTGTTCGTTTTAACAGTGCGGGTCAACTTGCTGTAAAAGTTCATATTATTGCTGTGGGTATTCCAAACTAGTAATGACTAAAAGACATGGCCAGGTAGATATGGCAGAGTATAATGCTCTTCCAGTTATACCAGGAAACAAAAAAGTGTGGTTTTTAAACGGAGAGCTAGTTAGAGTTCACCACCTAAACAAGTCTAATGGGATTATGTCTGTTTATAACATTGTAAAAGATAGAATTGAAAGCTGCCTAATATCGGATTTTAAAAAGAATAGGCAAAGAGCATACACCGTTGGCCAAACAGCAGAGCTGGTTAATCGTCATAAAAAATATATGCCAAGCTTAATGAAGCGTGGAATTATCCCTCATCCTACTGGATCTCAAAAGGGTGGGGAAACTGGGTGGCAGGTCAGATCTTACTACGCAGAATCACAAGTAAAAGAGATTCGTGATATACTGGCTACCTACCACATGGGTAGACCAAGAAATGATAAGCTAATTACTAATGACATAACCCCTAGTCGACAGGAGTTGACAAGGCGTATGGGAGATGGTATACTGACTTATACGAAGACAGAAGACGGAAGATTCATTCCTATTTGGTCTGAGTCCATTTAATAGAAAGATATGGGTATGGAAAACGAAAACACCAAAGTAAGGGTTGCGTTGGGATATACGCTTAACCTAGGTAACTTTCAGTCACTAAGAATTGACTTGGAAGTATCAGACAGCAAGAGAGATAGTGAAAACACTAACGAAGCTTTTGAGCGTGTCTATGAATTTGTAGAGAATAAGCTAGCAGAAAAGGTTAAAGAAGCCTCTTCTGAAATCGACAGCAAATAATGGCTGATCGTAAATACCGAATGGCTTTACTTAGCAGGTATGCTAAGCTGCACAAAGCCAGGTATGAAGAAAAACCCATTGTAAATCTAAACGTAGAGCAGTGGGCAGCAGATGCTTTGATAGAGTCTTTTACTCTAGAGGTCTGCTATGATATGCTAGACTACTACTTTGAGGTAAGTCCAAACCCTAACTGGAAGTATTTTGCAAACTATGCAGACACTATCATAACCTCTAGGGAAAGACTAGTACAAGATTTAAGAGAACGTGCCGAGAGAAGAAAACAAGCAAAGGAGTGGCTAAGTGAGTAACGTAGAAGCAAAACTAATATCTGCAGTCTTAAAAGACAAGCAGGTTCACGTCTTGCTGCAAGCAAACGTAGAAAACCTATTGCGAACTCACACAGATGTTTGGCAGTTTATTCGTAAGTATTCTGAGATAAATGGATCAGTTCCTCCAACAACCCTAGTTATAGAAAAGTTTAGGGACTTTGCAACCACAGAAGACGTAGGTTCGACAAAGCACCACCTAGAAGAATTACAGGCAGAGTATCTTAACTCTAGCCTAAAAGACATCCTGATGACAACAGCTGCAGATGTACAGGGTGGCAAAGGTCCAGAGGCTCTAGAAGAACTAATCACCAAGACATCGGAGCTAAAAAAGAATACAGCGGTTATCCGTGACATTGACGTTACAGATATTGACTCTGCTGTAGCCTACTTTGAAAATGTGCAAAAGCAAAAGGCGTTGGGCATACTTGGAATTAAGACTGGTTTGCCAGGATTCGACAACTACCTACCATCTGGAATTATGCCAGGACAGCTAGGAGTATTCCTTGCTTATCCAGGTATTGGTAAGTCTTGGCTTTCGCTTTACTTTGCGGTACAGGCATGGAAGCAAGGCAAGTCACCAATGGTTATCAGTCTTGAGATGTCAGAGACAGAAGTTCGCAACCGTGTCTTCACTATTATGGGAGAAGGACTTTGGTCACACCGTAAGATAAGTAATGGTGAAATAAACATCGAAGACCTAAAGCGTTGGCACAAGGTCAACGTCGAGGGTAAGCCAGAGTTTCATATCATATCTAACGATACTGGTGGAGACATTACTCCATCAGTTCTCCGTGGAAAGATAGATCAGTATAAGCCAGACTTTGTTATTGTCGACTACCTACAGCTAATGAGCCCTAACCAAAAGTCAGACAATGAAACCGTAAGAATGAAGAACTTGTCTCGTGAGCTAAAACTTATGGCTATTGGAGAGGAAGTTCCTATTATGGCTATCTCGTCTGCCACACCAGACGACGTTACAAAGCTTGACACAGTCCCTACGCTGGGTCAGACTGCTTGGTCACGCCAGATTGCCTACGATGCTGACTGGGTCTTGGCAATGGGTAGAGCAGCTAACAGCGATATTCTAGAATGTGTTTTTAGAAAAAACCGTAATGGTTTTATGGGAGACTTCCTGGTTCAGGCAGACTTCGACAAAGGCTGGTACAAGTATAAAGATTATGAAGATAAGTAGTTATAATGGTTTATGGACAATTTACACCATAAACCGATTAAAAGTTTTTCTCTAGATGGAAACATCTATGATGACTCAGCAATTGCACGACTAAAAATAGAATACATAAAACTATTACTAATTGAGATGAAAACTCTGGGGTATGTACCAAGATTAGATATTGACCCAGACTTCACAATACGGTATAATAAAGAAGCACAAATATTTGAATTTAAATTAACGACATATGGAATATACGTAGGAAAGAAAAAAATAGAGTGGATAATAGGACTAGACGGAACAAAAGTAATCTATACACAAAAGAGCAAATTAAAAGAGTTCTTGCGGGATCGGGTATAGAGGTTCAGTCTGAGGTTGATTCCGACTTTATAATCTTCTGCCCATTTCACAATAACCATCGCAGCCCAGCTGGAGAAATCGATAAGAAGAGTGGCATGTTCTATTGCTTCTCCTGTCACAAAATATCAGACCTTGTGGAGTTTGTAATGTTTACCTCTGCAAGAACATACTTTGAGTCTGTTCGCTTTATCAAAAGCAAAGAACAAGAAACAGATCTTGAGCAAGAGATGACAAGGCAACTACATACTAAGCAAGAGTATGTCCCCTACGATGAGTTGCAAGTTAAAAAACTTCACTTGCAAGCTATGGATTCCCCAAGAGCCATGACCTATTTTAATGGTAGAAAAATCAATAAAGAATCTATGATAAAGTTTAACTTGGGCTTTTCGGAAAATTTTGATATGGTTACTGTTCCAGTTCACTCTCCAGACGGAATGCTTTTGGGATTTGTTGGCAGATCAATTGAGGGCAAAGAGTTTAAGAATACTCCAGGGTTGCCAAAGAGCAAAACCCTGTTTAATATAAACCGTGTAAAAACTGCAGAGCAGGTTTATGTGGTAGAATCTTCTTTCGATGCAATTAGGCTAGACCAGGTTGGCCTTTCTGCAGTCGCAACGCTAGGGGCAAACGTCTCTGGCATGCAAATAGATCTTCTTCAGAAATACTTCAATAACATTATAGTTATTGCAGACAATGATGAAGCAGGAGGTAACATGAAAAACAGGATATTAGAAAAGCTTGGATCTCGTGTTTCCGTAATACAACTAGATAATAAATACAAAGACATTGGCGATATGTCGGATGAAGACATAAAGTCATTAGACTTTAAGTTTGACAACGCTATTGCCAATATGCTAAAATAAGAAAATAACAAATAAAATAGGAGAATAACATGAGCGTAACAAAGGGACTAAAAGACATCAACGCCCTGCTTGACAAACCAAAGTACGAAGGAACTGGAAGCAAGGTTCGCTGGCTAAAGCTAGCTGACGGACAGGCTGTAAAGATCCGCTTCATTGAAGAGCTAGACGAAGATTCATCAAACTACGATGCAAAGCGTGGTCTAGCTATTGTAGTAAAGGAACACACAAATCCAAAGGACTACAAGCGTAAGGCTGTAGACACAATGGAAACAGAAGGCCCCCTTCCTCTCTCCC